TAGCGGGACACGCGGGGACGAAAAATCGGCCAACGGAAACGAAGCCTATGCAGATTACGCACTTGAAGGAACTCACCTCGGACCCGCGGAACGCTCGGAAGCACACGCCAAGGAACGTGGGGGCGATTGTGTCGGCGCTGCACGAGGTGGGCGCGGCGCGGTCGATTGTGATTGACGAGGACGGGGTGGTCCTGGCGGGGAACGCCACGATTGAGGCGGCGGCTGAGGCCGGGATTACCCGGGTGCAGGTCGTGGACGCCGATGGCGAGACGGTGGTCGCGGTGCGGCGGTCGGGCCTGACGCCGGAGCAGAAGACGCGGCTGGCGCTGTTCGATAACCGGGCGGCGGAACTGGCCGACTGGGATACGGAGGTGCTGCGCGGGCTGGCGGATGAGGGCGCGCTGGTGGGGATGTTCGAGGCCGACGAACTGGCGGCGCTGTTTGGCGCGGAGGAACCGGGGGGAGGGCTGACCGATCCCGACGCGGTGCCGGATGAGCGGGCGACGGACATCAAGGTGGGCGACCTGTTCAACCTCGGGAAGCATCTGCTGTTGTGTGGGGACAGCACGAAGGCGGAAGACGTGGCGCGGGTGATGAACGGCTCATTGGCTGACTGCGTGTTCACGTCGCCGCCGTATGGCGTCGGCATCGACTACGGCACGTATCAGGACTCAATCGAGAATCTACGCGCGATGCTCCCCGTGCTCGCCGAACGCTGGCGCTCGGTTGTCCGCCCCGGCGGGTTTGCCGTCGTGAATTTCGGCGACATCGCGTCCGGGCGCGATGTCGCCGAAACGAAGGAACCGTGCGAATACCCGATGGCTCTCGAGTATTGGCCGATCTTCAGGTCGGCTGGGTGGGTTCTCTGGTCGCGTCGCGTCTGGTGCAAGCCGAACCCGCGCGTTCATTCATTGCAGTGCATCCAAAGCAACCGGGCTGCGACCGATTGGGAGCATGTCTGGACATGGAAGGCGCCAGGCGAAGCGCTCGTGCGCCGCGTCGATGGCGAGCACGCCAGCGCCAACGGTTGGTTCGATACCACGTCTGAACATGGGGTGGACGTTGGGAAGGAAACGCACGGCGCCGGGATGGCCGTGGCGCTGCCTGTTCGCATGATCGCGATCCACTCTCAGAACAACAACAACGTTCACGAGCCGTTCTGTGGAACCGGCACCACGCTCATCGCCTGCGAACAACTCGGCCGGGTGTGCCACGCCATCGAAATCTCTCCGGTGTACTGCCAAGTGGCTATCGATAGGTGGGAAGCGTTTACCGGGCAGAAGGCGACCAAGGTCGGGGAGGCGGTGCGCTAGTGGCTGGCAACTACCACAGCGGGCGCAAGCCGAAACCGATCGCGCTGGTGCAACTCCAGGGCGGCAAGGTGCGCCGGCACCACAAGGAGGCGGTGCGGTTTGCGGCCGTCGTCCCTGACGCGCCGGCGCATATCGACGCCGACCCACTGGCGCGGAAGATGTGGGACCGCCTCGTCGCGCGGCTGGCGCCGACGAAGATCCTGAACGAGACGCACGGGGAAGCGCTGGCGGTGCTGTCGGATATGTGGGCGGATTACGAGCGCGTGCGCGGGGAGCAGTTAGCGACCGGGCACAAGAACGTGATGGTGCGCCGGAAGAAGCACGCGAACGGGACCGAGGTGACGGAACCGATCGTGAATCCTCTGCGGCGCGTGCATCTGGAAATCGCGCGGTCGCTTCGTGAGTGGCTGGGCGAGTTCGGGCAGACACCCATGACACAGGGCAAGCTCCGCGGCGAGGACGCCGAAGATGCCGATCCACTAGAAGCGCTCCTCCGGGCGGTGAAGTAGATTGTCCGACCCGATCACCGACTACGCGCGTCTGGTCTGCCGTGGGAAGCAGCCGGCGGGGACGCTGCATCGGCTGGCGTGCGAGCGGCACCTCCGGGAGATCGCGCCGGCCTGGCAGAAGGCGCACGACCTGAAGTGGGATGCGGCGCGGGCCGCGCATGTCTGCGGCGTGATTAGCCAGTTCAAGCAATACAAGGGGGAATGGGCGGGGCAGCCGCTGAACCTTCAAAGTTGGCAATCCATGATTATCGGCTCGCTATTCGGCTGGGTGAAGCGGGCGGATGGGATGCGTCGGTTTCGGACGGCGTTCGTGGAAGTGCCGCGGGGCAACGGGAAGTCGTCGCTGGCGGCCGGGATTGCGCTGTGGGGCGCGTTCCTCGAGGGGGAACCCGGCGCGGATTGCTACTCGGTGGCGACGAAGCGGGACCAGGCGCGGATTGTCTTCGATGCGGCGCGGCAGATGGTTAGGCGCACGTCCGCACTGGCCAAGCGCATCACGGTCCAGAACCACAACCTACACCAGTTAGACAGCGCCAGTAAGTTCGAGCCGTTGTCGTCGGACGCCCATACCCTCGACGGGTTGCGCCCCCACATCGTGATTGCAGACGAGGTCCACGCGCACCCAGATAGCGCGGTCATCGACGTGATGCTGACCGGCATGGGCACACGGCGCCAGCCGTTGCTGTTCGAGATCACGACCGCCGGCATCAACCGGCATGGGCCGTGGTGGGCGCACCGGGAATACACACGGGCGATTCTCGAAGGCGACCATCAGGACGACTCGTGGTTCGGGGTCATCTTCAACGCGGACCTCGAGGACGACTGGGCCGACCCGGCGACGTGGGCGATTGCGAATCCCGGCTACGGGAAGCAGGTCAAGATCGACTACCTCAAGGACCAGTGCCGGAAGGCGCAGCGCATCCTCGGGCACCAGAACACGTTTCGTCGGCTCCACCTCGGGCAGCTCGTCGAGCAGATGGACCGCTATCTCGACATGGACGCCTGGGACGCGAGCGCGGGCGTGGTGGACCTGGACGCGCTGGCGGGGCGGCCGTGTGTGGCGGGCCTCGACCTGTCCACGCGGGTGGACCTCACGGCGTGCGTGCTGACGTTTGCGGATGACGACGGCGGCGTGACGGTGCGGCCGTGGTTCTGGTGTCCCGAAGCGGGTGTCGACAAGCGCAGCCGGATGGACCGGGTGCCGTATCAGCACTGGGTCGATCAGGGGCACCTGACGGCCACGCCTGGGAACGTCGTCGACTACGACCGCATCCGGGCCGACCTCAACGAGTTGGGCCGACGGTTCCGCATCACTGAGCTCGCCTTCGACCCGTGGAACGCCAGCCAGATCGCCACGCAACTCATGGGCGACGGGTTCCAGGTGGTCGAACTGCGGCAGGGGTTCCGGTCCCTGAGCGAGCCGACCAAACATCTCCAGGCACTCGTGTCCGACCGCAAGTTGCGGCACGGCGGGCACCCGATGCTTCGGTGGATGGCGCGGAACCTCGTGGTGCGCGAGGACGTGAACGGGAACGTGATGCCGGACAAGGCGAAGGCGATCGAGCGGATCGACGGGATGGCCGCGTTGGTCAACGGGTTGTCGCGGCTGATTGTCAGCCCTGACGGGTCGTCGGTCTACGACCGGCGCGACATCATGGTGTTATGAAAGGACGCCGCATGAAGCCCAGCCGATTATTGACGGTGAAGGAATTCGCGGCGGCGATGGACGTGACGGAGCGGACGGTCTACACCTGGATGCGGGAGGGGGCTGTTGAGGTCTACCGGATTGCGCCCCGACGGGGCGTCCGCATCATCGCCGACGATCAGGTAGTCTTTCTGTCGACGGCCCAGGACACCAGCGGCACGAATTGAAATCGACTGAAATCGCCCGCCGTTGACCTGAAACGGCCGCAGCCTTAGCGCGTGGCCGAAGGTGTAGACGGCGGGAACCCGAACGTCCCCTACGGGTGGTGCGATTTCGGGGACGTCTATCGGCACTGGACGCGCGGCCTGCCGGATGGCGCTGTGGTCGTCGAAATCGGCAGCTACCTCGGCCAGTCGGCGATTGTCTGGGGGCAGCAAACCCGCAAGCGCCAGACCCCACTGAAGCTCGTCTGCGTCGACCCCTGGAAAGGCGTCGACGAAACCTACATCACAACCCCGGAGTTCCTAAGCGAGCAACGCCGCATCCTCCGCGACGGTGGCGGGTCGATGTTCGGCGGGTTCATGCGGAACTTGGCCGCCTACGGCGTGGCCGACCACGTCATCCCCATGCAGATGACCTCCGTCGAGGCCGCGGCGACGTTTGCCGATGGCAGTGTCGACCGGGTCATGGTGGACGGGGACCACAGCGCGGAGGCGGTGCAGGCCGACCTCGACGCCTGGTGGCCGAAACTGAAGCCCGGCGGCGAGATGGTCGGGCACGATGACGACTGGGAATCGGTGCACGACACGGTTCGGACTTGGGCGCAGGCGCGCAACCTTGCGGTTTACCCGCTGTCGCGGCGCTGCTGGCGCATCGCCACACCTGCCGTCACCTCCTCCGGCTGGTCGGCGCCTGCGCCCATTCGTACCTGTCTCGTGGCGATCTGCAGTAACGAGCGGACCATTGGCCGGCAGACGGTCGAGTCTCTGCTGAACGTCCTGTCGCCCTCGCGCGTGCTCGGCGCGATGCAGGCGTGCGGGTTCGCGAACATCGAGACGCGCTGGTATAGCCAGCATCCCGGGGTCGACACGCTGCGGGAGATTGCGGCGATCGATGCACTGCGGCACCAGTTCAGCCATGTGCTGTTTCTCGACGCCGACATGACCTGGCCGGTGGAGTTGTTGGGGACGATCCTGCGCCACCACGACGCGGGCATCGTCTCCGGCCTCTACCACCTGAAGAAGTGGCCCCACCAGCCCGTGGCGTTCAACGCCCGCGCCTGGAACCCGAAGACGGGCGTCTGGGATTACACCTACGACGACGCCGCGTCACTGGGCGGGGCCGACCTGCGGCCAGAGGAATTGATCGGCATGGGCTGTGCGCTCATCCCGACGAAGGTGTTCGACGCCTTCCCGCGGCCGTGGTTCGCCTATCAGCGCAACGCGCGGACGGGCCTGAACACCGTCACCGAAGACGTGTGGTTCTGCCAGCAGGCGCGCGGGGCCGGCGTCCCGATCTGGCTCGACCCGTCCATCAGTTGTGGACACGTCGGCGCGCACCAGGTGACGGAGCAGGATCGGTTCCGGGCGCAATTCGACGTGGCGTATGCGGAGGCGGGGATTCCGCCGCCCCTGCCGTCCGAACTCGCGGAGGCGAAGACCGCATGAGCCTCTGGGCCGATACGCTGGAGTTCCTGGGCCTGCGCGAGCCGGCGGAAGACCGCACGCAGCACACGCTGAAAGAGGTCGACTTCTTCCTCAGGGACGACGTGTGGGGCTCGACGCAGACGGACGCCGGGGTCTACATCACGGAGGCGAACGCGACGGGCGTCCCTGATGTGTATGCCTGCGTCAACGTCATCGCGCAGGACGTGGCCCGCTGCCCACTGAAGTTGCAGCAGAAGTCGGCTGAGGGCGACTGGGTCGACGCGGAGCGGTCCCCGATGTGGGATCTGCTGATGTGGCTGCCGAACCCGGAAACCACCGCGGTGGAGTTCTGGGCCGACATGACCCGCGATGTGCAGGTCTACGGCAAAGCCTACGCAGAGATCGTGCGTGATGGCGTCGACCGGCCGATTCAACTCTGGCGGCTGGATGCGAGCCGCATGGGTGTGGGCCGAAACGCCGCCAACCGGAAGACCTACACCTACCGGAACCCACAGGCGAACACCGAACGGGTCTGGACGTTTGACGCGAGCAAGCCGCCACTGTTCGAGCTGACGGCGTGGTCCTGGGTCGGGCGGTGCAAGAACCTGATCGGGATGGCGTCAGCGCTCGACACCTACGGGGCCATGTACTTCGCCAACGCGGCCCGACCGTCCGGCCTGCTGACGGCTCCGAAGACGCTCAGCGACGCCGCGCGTGAGCGCCTCGCGAAGTCATGGCGGGCGACCTATGGCGGCGTGAACAACGCCCACAAGGTCGCGGTGCTCGAGGAGGGGCTAGAGTTCAAGCCCATGTCCGTCCCGAACAACGAGGCGCAGTTCATCGAGATGCGCCGGTTTGTGACGGAGCGGATCTGCGGCGCGGCCGGAGTCCCGCCGCACAAGATCGCGGAACTGTCGCGCTCGACGAACAACAACATCGAGCAGCAGTCGCGCGACTACGTGCAGCGGCTCGAGCCCTACTTCTCAGCCATCGAACAGGCGTGCAGACGGGATCTGCTGAGTGACTGGACCTGGCCGAAGTTCAGGGTCGTGTTCGATCGGGAGCGGCTGATCCAGACGGACGGGATGAGCCAGGCGCAAGCGTTCTCGACGCTGGCAAACATCGGCGTCTACTCCGCGAACGACATCCGCCGGAAGCTGCACGAGAACCCGATCCCGCCGGACCTCGGTGGGAACGACTACCACATGCAGGGGGCGATGATCCTGCTGTCTGGGCCACCGGAGCCGGTGGTTGTGCAGGCGCCACCGGAGCCGGAACCGGACCCCGAAGACATCGCGGCGGAAGAGGCCAAGGACGCCGAAGACCTCCAGGCGCAGCGCGCCCACGAGTTGGCGTGCGCGAAAGCGTCGGCCCCGATCATCAGCGTGGACGCGCCCACGCACATCCACGAGGGCGCCGTGAAGGTCGACGCGCCCGTGGATGCGCGTACGACGATTGCCGAAGGCGCGATGAAGACGGAAACCCGCGTGGACGGGTCGACCATCAACGTGCAGCCTCCGGTGTTCAAGAGCGGCGCACTGGTCATGAACGCGACCGTGAACCTGCCGAAGCCCGGGCCGGTGCAGAAGCGGTTCGACTACGACAGCCGCGGCGAGATTACGACTGTCACCGAGGTACCCGTTGAGTGAGTTCGCGCGCCTCGCGTGGCCGCGGTCCGTTGCTGGGTGTCCTGGGGACGCCGACCGCGGCGCGTGCGCCGATTACCGGGACGGTCGCGCAGTCGCTGCCTGCGCTCACGCAGACGGCCACTGGGGACGCGCACGAGCCGCGGACGTATACGCGGACGGCCCGCGGGCGCGGCGCGCTGGCGGGGATTCTGGGGCTGCCCACGGGTGCGGCGCCACTGGACGTGCCGGGGTCGCACGCCTGGATGTGGCAGGACGGCGGGAAACCCAAACGGCGCACCGCGCGGGTCGCGCAGACCTTGCCGGCGTTGGGCCAGGCGGCGACCGGCATCGTGCGGGAACCGGCGCGGCGGAAAGCCAGGCGGCTGATCGCCGCGGGAGTGATCTGAGATGAACGAAATCCGACCCGCCACCGTGGCCGCCGAGACCCGCGCTGATGGCGCGATGGTGCTCCGTGGCTACGCCGCGCGCTACGACGTGGAGACGGTCATCGGCGGCATGTTCCGCGAGGTCATAAAACCTGGCGCGTTCACCCGTGCACTGCTCGAGCAACCCGACGTGCTGGCGCTCTATAACCACAACCCCGACTACGTCCTCGGGCGCGTCAGCAATCAGACGCTGACCTTGGGCGAAGACGCGCAGGGGTTGCGGTACGAAGTGGTGCTGAACCCGGACGACGACGACGCCAAGAAGATTCACGCGAAGGTGAAGCGGGGCGACATCAAGGAGTCGTCGTTTGCGTTTGCGGTCGCGCCGAACGGGCAGCGGTTCGTGCGGGAAGACGGCGCCTTGCCCCTGCGCGAACTGACCGATCTGAATCTGTACGACGTGTCAGCGGTCGCCCAACCGGCGTATCCGCAGACCTCCGTCACGGCAAGGGATCTGTTGGCGGCCACGGAGACCGCCGCAGACGTGCTGGCAGCGAGGGCCGCTGCCGACGTGGTGCCGGTGCGCGTGCGCCGGTTGGAACTGAACGGACGCGCGTAACGGCGTCCACGTATCCGCACAGGAGACAGAGCATGACGAGTAGCGAACTGCGCGAAAAGCGCAAGAGGTTGGTGGACGAAGCGCGGCGCGTGATGCAGCCGGCGCTCGACGAGGGGCGCGGCCTGACGTCCGAGGAAGACGCAAAGGTCGGCGCGATCGATGTCGACATCGACAAGCTCGGCAAGATGATCGACCAGATCGAGAAGGTCGAGCGGCTGGAGCGGGCCTTCGTGCCAGACTCGCAGCGCGAGACCGCGGCTGTCACGCCCCAGGCTGACGCACAGACGCAGTATCGCGACGCCTTCTGGGGCTACGTGCGCGGGCGCCTGTCCCCGACGGAACTGCGCGCCATGTCGGTCGGCACCGACACCTACGGCGGCTACACCGTCCCCGACGAGTTCCGGCGCGAACTGATCACCGGCCTCGACGAGTTGAACGTGATGCGCGGGCTCTCGACCGTGATCACCTCGTCCTCGGGCACGATGACCGTCCCCAAGCTGAGCACGCACGCCGCGGCGACGTGGACGGCTGAGGGTGTCGCCTACACCGAAACCACACCGGTCTTCGACGAGATCACGTTTAGCGCCTACAAGGCGGGCGCGTACCTCACGATCAGCGAGGAGTTGCTGAACGACAGCGCGTTCCCGCTAGAGCAGTTCATCGCCAAGGAGTTCGCTCGGGCGTTGGCCGAACTTGAGGAAACCGCGTTCGTCGTCGGCACCGGCTCCACGCACCCCACGGGTGTGGTGGTCGGGTCCACCCTGGGCAAGACCGCGACGGCGACCAACGCCATCACGGCCGACGAGTTGATGGACCTCCAGCACTCGCTCGGGCGCGGCTACCGGCGCAACGCCGTGTGGCTCATGAAGGACGCCAGCAAGGCGACGCTGCGGAAGTTGGTCACGGGGGTCAGCGGCGACAAGACCTACATCTGGCAGCCGGGCCTGAGCAACGGCGAGCCGGACGTGCTGTTGGGCGCCCCGGTCTACACCTCGCCGGATATGGCGGGCATCGCGACGGGCGAGAAGGCCGTGCTCTACGGCGACTTCAAGTACTACTACATCGTCGACCGCCAGAGCATCAGTGTGCAGCGGCTCAACGAGTTGTACTCCGCCAACGGCCAGATCGGGTTCCGCATCTTCAAGCGGACGGACGGCAAGTTGGTCCTCGCGACGGCCGTCAACCACCTGAAGCTCGCGTAAGGAAGGAGCCCCCCACATGGCGCGCAACTTCCTGTCTCGCGTGAAGATCCTCAAGGTCAAAGACCACTCCGCGGCTAGCACGGACGCCGTCGAGTCCGCCATCGTCGACACCGCTGGGTATGAGGGCGTCGTGTTCCGCACGAGCCTCGGCACCGCGAACGCGACGAACTACATCAAGGTGCAGCAAAGCGCTACCAACGCCACGGACGACATGGCCGATTTGACCGGCACGAAGGTTGGGTCGGGCACCACGGACGAGGACTTGGTCGTGGAAGTCTATCGCCCCACGGATCGGTATGTGCGTCTCGTGGTCAACCGCGGCGCGTCGTCCACCTGCGAAACCATCTGGGCGGATCTCTACGGGAATGGCGGCCAGATCAGCGCGAACTCGGTCGCCGGGACGCAACTCGCGGAGATTCACGCAAGTCCATCAGAAGGGACAGCTTGACGATTCTTCGCGTCCTCGTGCCGATGGGCGGGGCCACGATGTGGCACGTCGGCGATCTGTACGAGTGCGACGAGGCATCAGCGGAACGTCTGGTCAACGCGGGGCGGGCGGAATATCTGCCCGCTCCGTCTGACCACGAGACGGCGATGGTCGAGGGGGCGCCTGAACGGGCGGTGCGTCCACGCGGCCGTCCGAGGAAGGTCGTCTAGATGGCGCTCGCGGCTACCTGTCTCTGGGGCTCGCTCGACGAGATTCGGCCGTGGCTGAACCTGCCGGACCCCGGTGGGCACGACGCGATGCTGGTCGTGCGGGCGAACTCGGTGACGGAAGAACTCGAGCGCGAGACCGGGCGCGTCTTCGTGTCCCGGTCGCTCACGCAGACGCTCGACGGCACCGGGACGGCGGTGATGGCCCTGCGCGGCTATCCCGTGACGGCGATCAGTGCGTTCACGCTGAACGGCGTGGCGGTCCCAACGGACGACTACGTGCTGGACAGTGAGGCCGGGTTGATCAAGCGCGCGTCCACGTATGGATGGTGGGCGGCCGGCGTCGGCAACTACAGCATCACCTACACCGCTGGGTATGCGCGGACGGCACTGCCGGCGTCGGTGCTGACGCTGGGCATCGAGTTACTGCGGGCGCGGTATCTGAGTTGGAACAGCAACAGCGACGTGTACCAGTCGGTGTCGTTCCAGGGGGGCGGCACGCTGTCGCCCCTCACGGACTGGGTGTCAATTCGGAAGCAGATTGACGCCTTGCGCCATGAGTATCGCGTGGTGATGGCCTGATGGCGGCGACCGCCCTCCAGACCGTGTGGCTGCACCTGGTCGATGCCTTCGCGGCGATCAGCCAGGAAAACGGCTACCGGCTGGACGTGAAGACGGTCACAACGGACCCGACCGTGCTGGAAGCGCTGCCGTCTCCGAACACGCCCGCCTGCGTGGTGAGTTACGACGAGTCGGTCAGTGGGGCGGAATCGCAGGTGATGCCAGACCAGGACATGTACCGGATGGTGTTCCGCACGGTGTGGCGCGTGGATGCCCCTGGGCTCGACACGACGGCGCGCGTGGCGGCCTATGCCGACCTGCGCGACGACGTGCGGCGAGCGATTGACGTGGGCCGCACCTGTGGCGGCGTGGCCTGGGAAGCGCGCCTCACCAGTGGATCTGGGCCAGAGATGGAAGGCGGGCGCATCTTCGCCAGGTGGGATGTCTCGGTGTGGGCCAAAGTCGATGACGGGGCCAGCTAATGCATGACGGCGCGTACAGCTTCGTGGCCCAGTTCCTGATGACCGTGCCGGTGCCGGCGCGCGTGCTCGAGGCGGGCAGCCTGAACATCAACGGCAGCGTGCGGCCGATCTGTGCGGCGCTCGGCACGACGGTGTATCACGGCATCGACCTCGTGGCCGGGGACGGGGTGGACGAAGTCTCGGACGCGGCGACCTACAGCACGCACGCGCCATTCGACCTCGTGCTGTGCTGCGAGGTGTTGGAGCACGCCGCGAACGCCGACGCCATCGTGGCGAACCTCGTCATGCAGACGGCGCGTGGTGGGTACGTCGTCATGACCTGCGCCGGAGATGGGCGCGGGCCGCACAGCGCGGTCGACGGCGGCGTGTTGCGGCCGGGGGAGTTCTACCGCAACGTCAGCCGCGACGAGATGCACGACTGGCTCGCAGATGCGGGCGCGGAAGACATCGACATTCAGTCCCGTCCCGACCGTGGAGACCTCTATGCGACCGCGAGGCGGCCCGCATGAAGATCCTGCTGTATTGGCCTGGTGCCACCATCGCTGTCGCCGACGTGGCATA